CTAGAGGCAGACGCGGCCGGCGGTTTGACCCTTTTGCTGGGCGAACCCGCGCGCGTCACCGAGCCTGTCCAGTGACTAGCAATGCACCTGTTCGGTGCATTGCCCCACATTTCCGTCGCGGCTGTGGTACATCGCCCTGACTCCTTTGCACGACCCCCGCGCCGAAGGCTACTCTACGAGCAATGGTTCGCGGCCCTGCCCCAACGCCGAAGCACATTCTGGCCCTTCGCGGGTCGCCGGAAGCAAACTACCGCGAGGAGTTGGGCACCCCGCTGACCGATCTGCCGCCGCCGCCCGAGTGGCTGCGGCCCGCCGCGAAGACGATGTTCACCCAGGTCTGCGAGCACACCCGTCGAATGGGCACGCTCGCGGAAAGCGACCTCCAAGTCATCGCCCGCTACGCCATCGTGTGGGACAAGTGGCAGACGGCCGAGCGCGAATTGGCAAAGACAGGAGAGTGCTGGCGGGAAGTGCTCGCCCCCGACGGTACGCTGCGGTTCTGCCGGCCCACAAAGTGGCAGGCGCAGAGCGACCAGTGCCACGAGCAACTCCGGCAACTGGAAACAGTCCTTGGCTTGACGCCCGCCGACAGGACGAGGCTGGGGTATCACGCCGAGAAGGTCGTGCTCGACCCAATGGATGAGTTGCTGAAGAAGCGTGGTTGACATACGCGACTTCGTGGGGTTGCTGAAGCACTCCCGCGGAGACTTTGCCGGGCAGCCGTTTGTGCTGCAACCCTGGCAGAGCGACTACTTCGACCGCTTGCTCAACACCCGCCGACCCGACGGGCTGCGGCAGTATCGTCGCTCTCTCTTGGCCCTGCCCCGCAAGATGGGCAAGACGCAGATGGCGGCCGCGCTTGGCCTCTACATGACCTTCTGCGACGACATCGGGGCCGAGGTCATCGTCGCGGCCGGCGACCGCTCCCAGGCTTCGCTCCTGCACACGGCCGCCAAGCAGTTGCTGGAGTCCTGCCCTTCCCTCTCGCGCCGAGCAAAGGTCTACCGCAACTCCATCGTCCTGCCCGAGCGCAATGCCTCAATGTTCTGCATCTCCAGCGAGGCCGGAACGAAGCACGGCTACAACCCCTCGTGCGTGCTGGTGGACGAGTATCACGTCTTCCCCGACCGCGAACTGGTCGATGTGCTGGAAACTGGAATGGGGGCGCGATCCCAGCCCCTCACCATCTGGATCACGACGGCCGGCACGAACAAAAACGGCCCCTGCTACAAGGATTGGGAGCGGGCCGTCCGCGTCCGCGACGGGCTGATCAAGGACGATTCATTCCTTCCCTGCATCTTTGCGGCCGAGCCGGAGGCCGACCCCTTTGTCGAGGAGACTTGGAAGGCTGCGAATCCGAACTACGGCGTCACCGTGAAGCCAGAATACTTCCGGCAGATGGCCGCCAGGGCGAAGGAATCGGCCAGCGAGGAGGTCGTTTTCCGCACCTTGCACCTCAACCAGTGGCAGTCGGTGACGACTCGTTGGCTGCGGCACGGTGCCTTTGAGTCGTGCGGCGATCCGCTGCGGCCGACGACCGACCGCGTGGCCTACTGCGGCGTCGATTTGGCGAGCACACAGGACACGACAGCGTTCGTGGCAGTGTGGCCCGACGAGGATGGCACGTTCGACATTCATGCCCACGTCTTCATCCCCGAGGAGCGCGCCGAAGCAGCATCGAAGACTGATCGCGTGCCGTATCTCCAATGGGCGAAAGAGGGTTTTGTTACACTGACAGAAGGCGATATTTGCGATTACGACGCCGTTCGGGACTACGTTCTCTCGTTTTGCGAGAAGAATCGGGTTCGTGCCGTAGCCATCGACCGCTACAACGCGACCCACCTGACGACGCAGTTGGTGGCCGAGGGAATTGACGTAAAGCCGTATGGGCAGGGTTTTGTGTCGATGAGTTCGCCCAGCAAACTGCTGGAAACGCTCACAATCGGCAAAAAACTCCGGCACGCAGGCAACCCAGTGCTGTGTTGGCAAATGTCGAACGTGCAAATCAAGGTCGATGACGCCGGCAACATCAAGCCGTCGAAGAAGCACAGCACGTCCACGTCCCGAATCGATAGCGCCGTAGCCCTCATCATGGCGCTTGGTATCGCCAGCGGTGAGGCCCGGCAGGGCGACGACGAACCTCAACTGCTGGTGTTTTGATGGCTACCGACGCGGACACTGACTACCCCGGCGATGTGTTTGAACTCCGCGGGAACATTTCCCGCATCTTCGAGGAGATCGTCAACACCCGGCGAACGGCGGCCGGCGTCACGGTCAGCCCCGAAACCGCCCTAGAGTGCAGCGCCGTCCTCGCCTGCGTCCGCGTCCTGTCGGAGTCGTTGGCGGCCATGCCGCTCAATGTCTACCGGCGACTCCGAGACGGCGGCAAGGAGATCGCGGAAGAACAGCATTTGCAGGAAATCCTGGCCTACCAGCCCAACTCGTGGCAGACGGCGTTTGAGTTCAAGGAACTCATGCAATCTTGGCTGCTGCTGTGGGGCAACGCCTATGCCTACATCAAGGGCAGCAGCACGCACGGGGCCGTGTCCGAGTTGATCCCGCTTCACCCGTCGAGGATGGAGACGAAGCGGCTTTCCAACGGCAAACTCCGCTACTACTACACCGAGCCGACGACGCCCACGCAGCCGGAAGTGAAGATCACCGAGTATCGGCAGGACGAGATTTTTCACCTCCGCTGGCTGTCGAGCGACGGCGTGACGGGTTTCGTGCCTACGACGCTCTCCCGCGATGCCATCGCGCTCGCCAGGGCGACGGAACTGCACTCCAGTGCGTATTTTGGTAACGGCGCGAAGTCAGGCACGGTCATCGAAACCGATCAGCCGCACAAGCCCGAGGCGCTGGCCCGCTTCAAGGCCCAGTGGGACGAGGCGCATCGCGGCCCCGACAAGGCATACAAGACGGTCGTGATGCCCTTCGGCTTCAAGAAGAAGGACGACCCCGTCAGGAACGATACTTCGCAACTCATTGAGACACGCCGCTACCAATGCGAGGAGGTGGCACGGGTCTACCGAGTTCCGGCCTCGCTTTTGGGCGATTTGACGAACGTCCGCTACAGCACGGTCGAGCAGTCGGCCATCGACTTCGTCACGTTCTCGCTGATTCCTTGGTGCCGCCGCTGGGAGCAAGCCTGCCGCCGCGACCTCGTGGTCGATGATAAGACCTATTTCGTGGCCTACGACGTGAATTCGTTGATGGCCGGCGACTACGCCGCCCGTTCGCAGTTCCTGCGGGAAATGTGGAACATGGGTGCCATCGACATCGATGAACTGCGGTCGCAGATCGGCTACAACCCGCTGCCGAACGGCGAGGGGAAGAAGCGATTCGTACAGGTCAACATGCAGTTGCTGTCGGCCTTCACCCCCGAGAACCCGACCGCGGCCTCGACCGCCGGCGCGGCACCGCCAGACGCTGGCGGGCAGCCGCCAAAGCCATCAGAGGGCGAAGACACGCCGACGGGCTTGGGCGACGTGCAGCCGTCCACTGGCGCCGCGAGCACAGAACCGCGGTCATCGGAGGCCGCCGAGGTCGTCTTCCGCACCGCCCTGCGTCGGATCGCCGCCGTCGAGGCCGACGGTGTCCTTGAGCGCCGCAAGAATCCCGAGAAGTTGGGCCAGTGGCTCGACCAGATTCAGTCTCGGATGCGAGAAGAATTGAAGGATGCTGCCCAGGCTACCGGCCGCGACATAGATGCGTTCGTGGTAACGTGGAATCAGCGATCCCGTGACCTCTTGCTGGACTGCCACCGGAGCGGCCAGAAGTACGAAACGGCCACCGAAGGATGGTGCGACAAGCACCTAGACGACCATGCCGCAGCCCGATAACGAAGGTCTGACCACGAGTCGAACCGACATTGAGCGCCGGATCACGCTTTCCGAGGCGACTGTCGAGTATCGGGACGTTGACGGCGAGAAGCGGCCGGTTATTTCCGGCTACGCCGCCGTCTTCAACACCGAAAGCAGGGTTTTGAGCGGTTTTGTCGAGACAATCGCGCCGACTGCCTTCGATGACGTGCTCGCGACGAACCCCGACGTGATTGGGTGCTTCAATCACGACAAAAACATGCTCCTGGGCCGCACCGCCAATGGCACCATGACGCTGCGGAACGATGGATACGGCCTTCGCTACGAGATCACGCCCAACCCGAACACGTCAGTCGGCCGCG